ACATTATTTATAGATGCAGTTTGATATCCACTTGCATCTTTAATATACAAGGATATATTTGCATCTCCGGTACTACCTGTTTTTTCTATTTCAACAAATAAAGGTGTATTACTTCCACTACCTAATTGTAATAGAGTGTGTTTACCATATAAAGCATAGTTAAATTCATCTTTATCTTTATGTGTTTTAAAACGTAATTGAATTGTATCCGGGAATAATCCTTCTGTACCTGTTTCACTCCACGTTGTTTCTACATATTGCGTACCATTTAAATTTAAAGCATAATCTACTTGGTTTTTTATAAATTGTGGTTTAGAGTTTTCTATATCAGGTGTTGCTCCACCATATTCTCTAACTGTAATAATACTACTTGGTACACCATAACAATTAATTAAAGCTCTAACACTTCGTTCAGTACCCTTTGTTTTTAACAAATAAGGTAAGTTGTTTAATACTCGTCTCCATACTTGTTTAGTTCTATCTTCTCCGGAATATGATTGTAAACTACCACTTTGCATTTGTGATTGATTTTCATCAGTTCCTAATGTATAGTCCCAAAGGTTACTTAATTTATTACCATTAGTTAAATTCCATCCCATAGATTTAGCAACTTGATAAATCAAATCCTTACTCATTCCATCTTTTGGGTGTTCTTCACGTGTGGTTGTTTTAGTTAAATGATTAACGTATGTCCATAATATATCAAAATGTTGACCTATCATGTTTACAAACAAATCATAACTTTCGTTTGCTGCATCTATACTAATACCCTCAGGTATTGTATTAACTAATGCATCTACGTTTTGTTTATCGTATATTTGAGCTAATTCTAATAAATTATTGTAATACGTTGACGATTCTTCAGTTGCAGTTGATTGTAAAGTATAAGGATATTTAGTAACGACAAGTGTATCATCACTACCTGTACCCGGTACACTAAATGTTCCGTTTGCGCTTCCCCACATTTCACTAAGTTGTACCCAAGTTAAATCACCAGGTATAAATGTATTATTTTTTGGCCAAGGGTCAATACTTGATGAAGTATGTGTATATAAATTTTGAGAACCGGATGCAAAGTATAAAAACTTTTCAAAATCATCAAACCCACTAATAACAGTATTACGTTTTTGAGTAGTTTCCGATATATTAGTAACTGCAACGGAACCTGATACTGTATTTAATGTAGATAGTCTATTATTATAATTTTCAATTAATTCTAATTTGTATTTGAAATTTCTAACTCTTTCCTCTGCACTACTATAATGTACAAAGTTTTCAAATTCACTGTAATTAATATTTAATTTAATACCACTTAAACTTCCACTGAAATAGGAATCTATTAGTTGCTGTGAAGTATTAATATTACTTGATAATAAATCGTTCCAATTTTGAAAGTCTGTTTCGACTGCGTCAAACCTACCAACACTTACGTCAAAGTTAGGTCCTTTAATGTTTGTATTGTTTTGAGTATTAAGTACTTTAGGTGTAAGTAAAACAGTATCAACGTAAGGTGATTTTAATTCATCTATAATCCAAAATGTTTGTTTCTCTTCTACTTCAGGTGAAAGAGGTTTATATAGTTTAACTATAATTTCATCTTCAGTATCAATGTCAACATTAATAACATGGTACACTTGATTGTTACCTAAGTTAATACAATAATTGTCGTGTAATTTATTATTGTCATCTTCAAGTTTAGTAACAATATCAATTAATTGTTGTTTTGCTTTTTTATTCTTAACAGAAGGTTTTACTGCTATTTGTATTTCAGTTCTATCCGAGCTAATTGTTTTGATAAAATATTCTTTATCAATTGAGTTAGATGCCACTAAACGAGTAAAGTTGTAAATAATTTTATATTCACCTCTTGTAAATCCTTGTGACTGTAAATCTGTGTGTATATTAGTAAACAGACGTTTAGTGGTTTTATCTACAAAACCTTGTGGTGTATTTAACGACCAATTTGTAGTAGCATGATTACTTGAAATTAAATTTCCGTCAACATCGTGTATATGAAGTTCTAATTTGTCTAATTTATTATTAGTACCAAAATCAGATTCAACATTTACAATATTTAAGAGTTCAACATCTTTAGATTCTAATCTGTGTGCTGATAGTGGTCCGGTTGAATTTTGAATTTCATCACTATTACTGTAATCGTTAAACATAATGCCTTTTTAGTTTGTTGTTACTTATAAATAGTGAATTATTTTAGTTTTTTTAATTCTCCAATCATATACCCATATTCGGATGTGATAGTGTTGTTACGTGTACCCGTTGTTGACCTTCTATTGTATAAAGTTCTACCGTAATCACCTAGATATCCTCCAACTTTTCGAATTAAAGCATTATCTGGAGCCAAGTTATATCCTTTAAACAATCCTAATATATAAGGACCATAACGTTCATAGAAAAGTTGTGCTTTTGTTTCCGTGTCTTTTTCACTACGCCATAGCGAATATTTTTTAACGTTCCAAGCAAATTGCCCCCAATTTACATATCCCCATCGATTGAATATACGAGGGTTTGCTTTATATTCTTGATACAATATACTAAAAAACCTATCTTCGGAAATCGGACCAAATGGTGCTAAGAAATTAGGTTTTTCTGTTGTTATAGGTTTAGGTTTACTTAAAGCATTTACTTGATTATTTAACGCATTTATAACTTTTTGTTGGTTTACATTGTTAACCTGAATTGATTTTGTTAAATTATTCACTTGAGCTTGAGCTGATTTTAATTCCAATGATAAATCTTCTATACTGTCTTGATTGTCGTCTAATTGAGTAAGTATAGTTCGTTTAGGTATAAATTCTGTAAATGTATCATCTACCACAGTTACAAAACTTTCCTCAGATGCTTTCTTTGCATTTAATTCTATATCCAATAAATTAGGATTTTCAATATTAAAATCAAGTAATAGTTTATCTTGTGTATTTCTATTTATTTGTACTTTAACAGGTTTAGTGTTAGTTAAAATAGTACGCGTTTGTATATCCGTTTCTTTCGTTGATGAAGGTAAAGGTTCTTTAAATAACTTGTGATATATCTTTTTAATTAAAAAATCTTCGTTTAATATACTTTCTATTTTATCGTTTAATGTTAATTCCTGTTTAGGTTCCATACCTGTTCTACGATATCTACGTAAATCTTGGCGTCTTTCCATTTTACGCGATTGACTTGTAGATTTAGGTAATCTATTAAACAAATTGAAATATACATTATCATACATATCATTTCTGTCGGTATTACTATCTACTAAATTTTCAAAATACCTTTGTTTTTGTGCAGTTTTAATTGCTTTATAGTTTTGGTTTTGTTTGACGTTTTTAGTTATATTTTTTATTTGTTGTTTACGTTTCACTTCACGAGGAGATATTTTTTTAGTAACTTCACGTGTTGATACTTTTGTTTTTCTGATTACTCTTTTTGATACTGCCATTATCTAACCACTTTAAAATACATTTTTTCATCATAATAGTTTTCCAATCCATTATCAACAACCTTTACAACTATTTTATAAAAACGCTCCACCATAAAGGTGTTTAACCATAAATCAATATAGTTACCATTTTCGTCACAACTAATTTTAGTATAATTATCATCAAAATCAACTATTACCTCATCTGTAACTACGTCTTTAATTGAATAATACGAAGTTTCGGGTAAATAATAATTTGTAGTATAACTTGAAGATGTAGCAAACGTTCTTGGTTCAAAACGATTACGTCCATTAATTCTAATTTGTGTTTTACTATCTGTTTTATAATTTTGTCTTAGGTTTTTTGAATATATTACTATATTATCGTTTGTAATAGGAGATAAACTACCTGTATTATATAATGTATTATCCCATTTAACTGTTAATTTAGGTACATATATTGTATGTGTATCCAATGAAAAGAAACGTTTAACTCCTAAATTAGTGTTTGATTGTTCGTCTGTATCCGGTAATTTTAGTATAAATCCATTATTTGGAATTGTTCCATCTAACCATTTATTTACAATATCCGTTACGTTCATATTAATATCAGTATCTAATGATGTAAATGTTTGAGAACTTTCATATTCAGAACCGGTGTACCAATTAGCGCCTCCAGGTGTATTTTTATAACTACTTGTTACATTATTTACAAAACTACCTGTAGCCCATTCCAATAAGTCTGTTCTATATGCCCAACTTGCTCCTTCAGTTGTTTTAGGATTATGTATTAATTTACCTATACCCGAATCCCAACTTTCACTAACCGGATAAATATTAATAGAATAGTTTTCAGCTGCTTCTTTAGTTTCGGCTGTATATAATTCTAAAAAGAATTCATAACTTCCTGATATTGTTCCATTTGAAATTGATTGACTAATTGTACTTAAATCAAATTGTAGTAATGCTCTTGCATTATATGATAAATCAGTTTCTTCTACTTTTGCAATTTCCAATATTTGGTCAATACCTGTATTGTAAGTTCTTGCCGTTAAGCTATCGTATATAGTTGTATCCTTTAATGGAAATATGGATGTTATCATGTAATTCCTTTACGTATAAATATGTATCAAATTGATATTAACTTGATATAGCTCTTCCTCGTATATCACTATTTGGATATTTTATTTCAAATATTACCGGGTCAAGTGATGGATATATTACTCCATTACGTGTTGCCTCTTTTAAATCATATATAATACCGGAGTAACCTTCAGTTGTATTTATTTTATTATTAATTTCCAATTTACTTACAGTTTGTACTCCGTCAATATCATCTAATGCAACTTCTAATTTTTTCAAATATATTGGTTGATTGATTTGCCATTTATTAACATCCATTAATGATTTTAGTTTATCAACACATCTAAGTACTACTTCATTACTGTTATATTCAGGTAAGGGGATTACTTCAAAATCAATTCCTATGTTAACTATGTATGCATCTTTTATATTAAGACCATCAGTTAACATTCTGTATTGGTTAATATATGTCTTTACATTTTCTTTTACTGCTTGATTTAAATTAGTTAATTTACCATCTACATCATAACCCAATAAATATAAGTTTAAGGCTAAAGGATTGGCAATTCGTTCATTACTATTAATTGCACCTGTTAATTGGTCATCTTGTACAATAAATGCTTTGGCTATACTTCCAAATCTTGGAGGTAAACTATATGCACGTATAATATAATCTTCCAAATGTACTGCTCTGTTTTGTCCTGCAAAATTAGCTAACATATTGTTACGAATCTCTTCGTCCGCTTCTTTATTTTTTCCACCAAATGCTGCTGTTGGATTTGTAGTAGCAACTGATGATTTTATTTGTCTAACTAATGTATCGTCTAATCCTGTCTCATTAATATCAAATCTAACATTATTTATTTTAGTTAAATCATTTGCAGGTACATTGTCTCCTACACCTGTACCGACTGTATATCTAACTGTTAAGGTTGTATTACTTGGAGCTAAACCATACGTTTTAGTGTATAGAAAATTACTTGGGTCTAATGTAATGTCTATTTCTCTATCTCTACCCGGTAATGCTGTTCCGATTAAATCCGGATTAGGGATTAATTCCTCATCTGCGTTATCACTTATTCCTGCACCAAATTGTATTTCCAAAGTTCCTCGTTGAGTATATTTTGTAATAAACCTACGTGCTGTTTTTCTTAGTTTTAAAAGGTAAGGAACATTATCACGATATTGTGATAATTCAGGGTCAATCTTTGCAGTGTTTTGTATTGATTCGAATACTGTATCCTGAGCCAAGTAATCCACTTCATACCATTTGTTGTTTTCATCGTCATATATATCTACTATTTCTATAATGTTATTATCTTGTATTGTAATTTTATCATATATTTTTGGTGTTGTAAAATCAAAAGTAGTTGAATATATTTTTCCACTTGTTGCTTTAACTTGTTTTTTTAATAAGAAAAATTCAGGTTCACTTGTTACATCATTAATAGAATAAACAGTAACTTCAGTAGGGTCTAAACTACTTGAGAAAGCAAAATCTACAGGTGTTAAAGTTCTAAATTCAGAATCCGTTGTATCTGATTTTATTATCATATCATCTTTTACGATTAATGCATATCTGTAATCAGGTACTATATCATCACCATTTGTTATTGCCGGTACTAATTGAAACAAGTCCATATTAACTGTCGAAGCTATAATATTTTTTGGTTTATATCCTAAGGTATAAGCATGTGCTAAAATGTTTTTATTTTCTTGTG